TTCTGATGTAGTTAACTCAAATACAAATTCTCAAAAAGTAGATGCTATTATAGATTTCTTTAATCAACTTCCAAGTACATCATATGCAATATATGATTCTGGATATAAGTACATCTATGATAAGTATAATGATGTTTATCGTTATGTACCTTGTGCAGCTGACGTTGCTGGTCTATGTATTAATGCTACAATTAATGCAGAGTCATGGTTCTCACCTGCTGGATACAACAGAGGTGGAATCCGTAATGCAACAAAACTTGCATTTAGTCCAAGACAGGCTGATAGAGATAGACTTTATACTGCAAGGGTTAACCCTATTTCTACATTCCCTGGCCAAGGAACAGTATTATTTGGTGACAAAACTGCACTTGCTTCACCATCTGCATTTGATAGAATTAATGTTCGTAGACTCTTTATTGAGTTGGAAAAGAATATTGCACAATTCTCTAAATATCAGTTGTTTGAGATTAACGATGAGTTAACAAGATCTGGCTTTAGGGCTGCAGTTGAACCATATCTTAGAGGTGTACAGGGTAGGAGAGGCATTTATGACTTCCTAGTTGTTTGTGACACTTCAAACAACACTCCTGATGTTATTGATAGAAATGAGTTTAAGGCTGAAATTTACATCAAACCTGCTCGTTCAATCAACTTCATCACGATAACATTCGTTGCAACTAGAACTGGCGTTTCGTTCAACGAACTAATTTCATAATTTACCCTTTAGCTTACTACAACTTCGGAGAATAACACAATGGCAAGAGGCATATCAGAGTTTAAGTCAAAACTTACACAGGGTGGTGCAAGGCCGAATCTGTTTATGGTTCGCCTTAACTTCCCAAATGAACTATCTAGCGTAATAGATTTTGGAACAATTGATGCTAATTCTGCTACAGAAAAAGCTCAATTTCTTGTAAAGACTGCACAAATACCTGCATCAACGATAGGATCCATAGACGTTCCTTTTAGAGGAAGGATGCTTAAAGTTGCTGGAGACAGGACATTTGAACCTTGGTCAGTTACCGTTTTAAATGACGGTGAGTTTACCATTCGTAAAGCATTTGAAGCATGGTCTAGAGGTATTAACGCACTGACAGAAAACGTTTCACAACTTGGTTACGGTGATGGTGGTCAAGGATACACAGTAGATTTGGAAGTATTCCAATTAAGTAGAGATGGTAAAAAACCAGATAAAACTCCACCTAATATAACTGCTGCTGGTAATGATGGAATGGACGTTGTTCGTGCTTATAAGTTCTACGATGCATGGCCATCTGCGCTATCTGCTATAGATCTATCATACGAATCTAACGATCAGATTGAAGAATTCACCTGCGAATTCCAATATAACTATTACGAGGTTTCTAATCCAACTCTAGACACCACAGTTTAAAGTAACTAAATAGTAAAGATTAAAGAGTAAATTTATACTATGACTCAGTTATTTGGGTTCTCTATTGCGGAGCGTAAGAAGAAAGCAAAGTTAATTTCTCCTGCCCCGCCTAATAATGATGACGGCACCTCCGTAGTAGCGGCTGGTGCCTATTTTGGTCAGTACGTAGATATTGACGGAATACCTAAAAGTAATAATGATTTTGAGTTAATTAAGAAGTATAGAGAGATTGCATTGCACCCAGAATGTGATAGTGCTATAGATGATATAATTAATGAATCAGTTGCTAGTGATTTAGATTTTGCGCCAGTTAATATTGAGTTATCTAATTTAGAAGCAAGTGATAAAGTAAAGAAACAGATAAGAGAAGAGTTTAAATTTATTTTACGTTTATTAGATTTTGATAGAAAATCACATGATATATTCCGTCGCTGGTATATTGATGGTAGAATGTTCTATCATAAATTAATTGATTTTAAGAAACCACAAGAAGGAATTAAAGAGTTAAGATATATTGATGCATTAAAAATAAAGAAAGTTAGAGAGATAGTTAAGAATAAAGATGGGGCCGCTATGGTCACCCAAGATGGGGGAATGACAAAATCATATGACTATGGTGATGTTGTAGAATATTATATGTATTTCCCTAGTGGGTATAAAACAACTCAAGCAAAAGGATTAAAAATTGCTGATGATGCAATAACTTTTGTTGCTTCTGGATTGATGGATCATAATAGAAATATGACTCTATCGTTCTTGCATAAAGCCATTAAATCAGTAAATCAACTAAGAATGATTGAAGACTCATTAGTGATTTACAGAATATCAAGAGCTCCAGAAAGAAGAATTTTCTATATTGATGTAGGTAATCTACCTAAGATGAAAGCAGAACAATATCTGCGTGAAGTAATGAATAGATATAGAAATAAACTGGTATATGATTCTGCTACTGGTGAGGTAAAGGATGACAGAAAGCATATGAGTATGCTTGAAGATTTCTGGTTACCACGTAGAGAAGGGGGTAGAGGTACTGAAATTACTACATTGCCTGGTGGACAAAACTTAGGTGAGTTAGAAGATGTTAAGTATTTCCAGAAGAAACTATATAAGTCTCTGAATATTCCACTCTCAAGACTAGAACAAGAATCATCATTCACCATTGGTAGAACCAATGAGATTACCAGAGATGAACTTAAATTTGCTAAGTTCGTTGGTCGTCTACGTAAGAAGTTCTCAGATCTATTCAATGATCTTTTAAGAACTCAATTACTCCTTAAGGGTATTCTTACTATGGATGATTGGGATGATATGAAAGAAAATATTCAGTACGATTATATTTTCGATAATCATTTCACAGAATTGAAAGATAACGAGCTTTTAACTGAAAGATTGAATTCAGTTGGAATGATCGAACCATACCTCGGTAGATATTTTTCAGTTGATTATGTTCGTAAACAAGTTCTTCACTTCACTGATGAGGAGATAGAAGAGATGGATTTACAGATTGAGAAGGAAAAAGAATTAGGTATAATACAAGATCCTATGGAAATGGATCCTTCAATGATGGGTATGGGTGGCGAAGAGGAGATGACTCCTGGCGCCATGAATGGTGGAGAAAGTGACTTAGATAGTGCTTTTTCCGCAGCAATTGCTCCTGGCGATATGGCTAAGGGTAAGATTTAATAAATATATAATATAGTGGAGTATTATTATGCCTTCGATATCTAGAGAGATTGTTGACGCTATCGTTAGTAAAGACAATCACAATGCGAATGAAAAAGTGTATGACGCACTTTACGGTAAAAGTTCTGAACATCTTCAGGCTCGTAAGGTACAGATTGCAAAACACTTCTTTGATCCAGAATATCAAATAGATCAGGATAAGGAAGAGAAGATTGATCATGCAGCAACAGATTCTGAATCACAACCAGAAACACCAGCTGCTGAAGTTGAAACCACAGAAGCAGAACCTACTGAACCAAAGGAAGAGTAACTATCATGAAACTTATTTCAGAAGAAATTGAATCAGTAAATTTTATTACTGAAGAGAAGGGCGGTAAAAAGTCGCACTTTATAGAAGGTGTATTTCTTCAATCTGATATTAAGAATCGAAATGGGAGAATGTATCCAATGAATACTCTCTCACGAGAAGTTGGTAGATACAATGAATCTTTCATTGAGAAAGGTAGAGCTTTAGGTGAGTTAGGTCATCCAGATGGCCCCACAGTAAATCTTGATAGGGTTTCTCACAAAATCATATCATTAAAACAGGAAGGTAAGAATTTCATTGGTAAAGCAAAAATTCTAGAAACACCTATGGGTAAAATCGCATCATCACTCTTGAGTGAGGGTGTTAAACTAGGAGTTTCTTCAAGGGGTTTAGGTTCTATCGAGAGAAGAGGAAACATAAACATCGTTAAAGATGATTTTATGCTTTCTACCGCTGCAGATATAGTTGCAGATCCTTCTGCTCCAGATGCTTTTGTGGAGGGCATCATGGAAGGTAAGGAATGGGTTATGGCTGAAGGACGTTGGCAAGAGTCATCATACGAACAGTCTAAAAAATACCTAAACAATTCTCCGCAAAGCGAATTGGACGCAAGAAAACTTGAAGTTTTCGAGTCATTTTTGCGTAACATTACAATTTAATAAATATTATTAGAA